CGTAGGTCAGGTGCCTATCGCCTCATCATAACAGAAGGGTTAGTTGACGCTCCTTCTGTTGCTAAAATTTATAAAACACACACCAAAGAGGGTGAAGAAGAATGGCTACCAGCCGTGATTAGCTTGCCCAACGGTGTGAATAGCGTCAAATCTCTTAGTAAAATTGCAGAAGAAGCTAAACGCAACTTCCGAGAAATTGTGTTTTGTTTTGACGATGATGATGCTGGGAGACAAGCCACACAAGAAGCTATGGTTGTCTTTCCCAACGCCTTGTCTGTTACTCTCCCCTACAAAGACGCTAATGAATGTGTCCAGAAAGGGGCGATGAGAGAGGCTTATAAAATTCTGCGTTACGAACCAGAAAAGCCTAAGAACACCCGCCTAATTATGGGCAGTGATCTTCATATGATTGCTCGTGAACCCACACCCTATGGAGAGCTTTCCTGGCCTTGGCCCACAATGAATAAACTCCTTCGTGGGGTGCGGATGGGGGAGACAATTTACATTGGTGCTGGGGTGAAGATGGGTTGAGTTTAGCCCATGTAAAACTTATCGAATTGCTGGGAACCCCTAACGTAAAGTCGAGGGCAATCAGCAGCTAAGATTATTAAAAGGAGACTAGGTGTGAAACCAGTCAATATTTCCGGTTATGAAGAATATTCTGTAACCGAAGCCGGTGTTGTTGTAAACACCAGAACGAACAAAATACTTAAGCCGGACCTTAATAGTGCTGGCTATCAAAGAGTAACTATGTCTGCTAATGGCAAAATTAAACGCATGACAGTGCATAGAATAGTTGCCCTCACTTATCTTGGAGATAGTGATTTGGTTGTTAACCACAAAGATGGTAACAAACTGAACAACCACTATTCTAACTTAGAGTGGGTAAGTCAAAGCGAAAACCGTAAACACGCTTTCAGACATAAACTTGTTCGTCGTCCTAACAGCAAACTATCAGATAAAATGGTGCATATTATTTGTGCCTCTATACAAGAAGGTGTAAAAGCGAAACAAATATGTTCGTGGTATAATATACCTAGACATGTATATTCTGATATTAGATCAAGAAGGTATTACACAGGTATATCTTCTAAGTATCGCTGGTAATAAAGTTCAACGACTATCCAGTAATGGAGTAGGACCAAGTGGTCCGAAGCGGTAAGCCCTACGGGGATGATATAGTCTGGTCTATATGGAAACATATAGCTGCGTTAAGACGCGGGATAAGATTAACGACCTTATCTGAACATAAACGAAATCAGAATTACTTAACTCTATCGCTGCTCATTTCATCAAAGAGCACGGTTCACCTGTGTTCATGGCTAAGCCAGAGGAAGCGAATAAGAAAACATATAAACTCATGGCAAATAAAATGGTGGGGCATGTATTCCATGACCCAGATGTAGAGTTTGACTATGAACTATATGACCGGGCTGGTGAGATGATGAAGGACAAACTACTACTTGTTGACCTTTATCAACACATTGGTTGGGACTCTCTTCGTCAAGACATTGTGTCAGCCGCCCACATGGGGGCTAAGGCTGTGTTCATTGACCCCATCACCAATCTTACGACTTAGACATTGTTGTCTTCATTTTCTGCCACTTGAAATCTCCAGATGGCAACTTAGGTAAGGATGCCCGCCTCTTGAAGTATAAGAAGGGTGTCTATTACAACCTTGGTAATTGTCCACACGAGTATGGTGGGGATGTTATGAGTGCGCAGTTTGCTGGCTCACGAGCAATGATGAGGTCGTGTAACCTTATGCTTGGGCTGGCGGGTAATAAAGACCCAGAGTTAGATGAGGTGACTCGTCGTATGAGGTGGTTAACCATTCTTGAAGATAGGGAATTTGGCAACAGTGCCCATGTTCCCTTAATTTGGAACCCAAAGACAACTCAATATAGAGAGACATAGTATGATTGGCTTCACCAAATTCTATGAAGAGAACAGGGAAAGGCAGATAAACACGGTGTCTAAGGTGCTTAAGTTCAATAAGCAAATGGCTGAGGACATTGTTCAGGAAGCCTATGCTAAAGCTTGGTTAAACTTAGACAAGTATGACCCTGAACGTGGGACAATGAACACTTGGTTCAACCGTATCTTGTTCAACACCCTTCGTGACTATCAGTCTTCCACCCCCTACACCGTTTCCCTTAACGAAAACATGGAGCATGATGATGAAACCCTAGAGTATTTAGTCTCTGTTAATGATGCGATTAAACTTATTAAGAATCGAAAGCATAGAAAGGTGTTAGAGTTGTTTTATATCTCTGGATATACGTCTAAGGAAATCTCTGAGGTGGTGAAGGGAATGAGTCAAAGTAACATCACCACTGTGTGCAACAGATTTAAACAAACTTTAGAAAAGGTGGTTAATAATGACTGACCTGACCGCCGCCTATCTCGCGGACTACTACAGACGCGACGACACCGTGCGGGCGCTAGTGAAGGCCGTCACTGAGGCTCACCAACTTTTGGTGTGGGAGTATCTGATTCATATCGCTCACCTGCCCGAGGCCGATGACAGCGGCAATGTCCCGTGGCGCGCCTGGCACCTCGACCCCGCCGTTCGCGACTGGATGAACAGCGGCGAACAGGCGCTCTACGACGCGCTGATGGAGATGAAGCCGAAGGAGACGGATTATGGATGACGACGAAAGGTTTGACTTTTGGTTCGGTTTTGGTCTGGCCCTAACAATCTTAGCGACGCTTGCGTTTATAACCTTCGGGGTTGCTGAAACTGAATGCGAACGCAGAAATGACGTTTTCGACTGCCGATACCAATTTGGCCATTTCGAGCCGTTATCTCAGGAGACGGACGAATGAGTGACGCACCGGAAAGGATACTTGTCGAAGACGAGCGCGACGAAGGCGGCGACGTTTACGTTACAGATGTGGAAAAGTTGCCGCGCATAGCTCTTGAAATTGGGTCGCAGTATATCCGCGCCGACATAGCCGAGAAGCGCATTGAGGAACTGGAGGCCGAGGTCGATATGTGGAAAAACAGGGCTATACATCAAAACGAAGTTGGGGCTAAGCTTGAAGACGAGATTAAACAGTTAAAAATCCTCTTAGGTAAACAGGGACGCATCATTGATGAACTAACACATTAAGGGGGGAAATGGCCCTATTATTTGACCTAGAAGGGGATGGTCTCCTAGATGAAATAACTAAGATTCACTGTCTGTCGTACAAAGACCCTGCCGATGGTAAGATAAAAACCACACATAACTATGATGAGATGAGAAGGCTGGTGAACAAACACAAGGTGTTCATAGGTCATAACATCATTCGTTATGATGTGCCAGTGTTAGAGAAAATACTTGGCATTAAGGTGGAAGGTAAATTCATCGACACCCTAGCCCTTTCGTGGTATTTAAACACACGAAGAAATATACATGGGTTAGAGTCATTTGGTGTGGATTATGACAGACCTAAACCCAAAATAGATGATTGGGAGAACTTATCCCCAGAAGAATACGCACACAGGTGTGAAGAAGATGTGTGGATTAATAACGCTCTTTGGCAAGACCTAAAGAAAAAGCTGTTGTTAATCTACGACACCAAAGAGCAAGCAGACAAGTTGCTCGATTATCTTGCTTTCAAGATGGATTGTGCCAGAGAGCAAGAAAGAAGTGGGTGGAAGTTAGATGTTGCTCGTGCTCAGAGAAACTATGACGAATTACTTGAGTTGGAAGCTGAGAAGATTGAGCAGCTTAAGAACATCATGCCCCCACGCCTACTCACAGCCAAACGAACAAGGCCAGCTAAGCCCTTTAAGAAAGATGGGACATATTCCACCCACGGAGCTAAATGGTTTGCTCTATTAAAAGAGGAGGGCTTACCTAAAGAGTATGATGGTGAGGTGGAAGTGGTGTTGGGTGAAGAAGAACCTAACCCCGGTTCTACAGACCAAGTTAAAAATTGGTTGTTCTCTATGGGTTGGCAGCCAGAAAGTTTTAAGTTCAGTAAGAATACGGCTGGTGAAGAAAACAAAATCCCACAAGTCCGCATAACTAATGACGACAATGAGAGAGTGCTATGCCCCTCCGTCATTAAGTTAGCTGAGGAAGTCCCAGAAGTTAAGGTGATGGAAGGGTTAAGTGTTATTCAACACAGACTATCCATTTTTAAAGGCTTCTTAGAAGAACACCAAAATGGTTGGTTGAAAGCTGAGATACAAGGCTTAACTAACACTCTTCGTTTCAAACATAGAAAACCCCTAGTTAATCTCCCCGGTGTAGACAAACCTTGGGGAGAAGAGATACGTGGGTGTCTCATTTCCCCAGAAGGTTATGTCTTGTGTGGTAGTGATATGGTGTCACTAGAAGACACAACCAAACGACATTTCATGTGGGAGTTTGACCCCGAATATGTAAAAGAAATGTCAGAACCAGGGTTCGATCCACACCTTGACCTTGCCAAGTTTGCGGGGGCTGTCACTGAACAAGAGGTGTCAGACTACATCAATGGTGTTGAGGGGGCTAAGAATCTAAAGCCCCTGAGAAAGAGCTACAAGGCTGCTAACTACGCTTGTGTATACGGTGTAGGTAAGGCCAAGCTTGCTCGTGAAACTGGGCTGTCTGTCCCCGAGGCAGACAAACTCATCACTGCTTATTGGAAACGTAACTGGGCTGTACAGGCCGCTGTTGACGAACTAAAGGTTAAAAAAGTTGGTGATGACTTATGGCTACTAAACCCAATCAGTGGCCTTTATTACTCTCTTCGTAACGAGAAAGACCGTTTCTCTACACTTAACCAAGGGACAGGTGTCTATTGCTTTGACTCTTGGATTAAAGAGTGGAGAAACACAAGGTCTCAGTTAACTGGCCAGTTTCATGACGAAATCATTTCATGCATTCCAGAAGGAAAAGAGGAAGTTTATGAAAAAATATTGAAACAAGCCATTGAAAAAGTAAATGAAGCACTTATATTAAATATTAAGCTGGACATTGATGTTCAGTTTGGCAAAGATTATTCGGAGATTCATTAATGCTAAACGCAAGTAAAATCCAATCAAACAACAAGCGCACCCCTGTTGAGCCGCTTGAGCCGGGCACCTATCCTGCTCGTGTGGTTCAGATCATTGCGTGTGGTTTGCAAGAACAACGTCCCTATAAGGGGGAGCCTAAGCCACCTGTCCAGGAACTCCATGTTACTTACGAGTTTCTAGATGAGTTCCTTAAGGACGAAGATGGTAATGAAATTGAAGACAAACCCCGCTGGCTGAGTGAAACCTTTGGTTTCCACTCTCTCGACAGTGATCTGGCTAAGTCCACGAAGCGGTATTTTGCTCTTGATCCTGAGAAGGAATATGGCGGGGATTGGTCTCAACTTCTTGGTGCTCCCTGTATGGTGACTATCATTCAGAAGCCTTCAGAAGCCCGTCAATAAGAACGGTGAGACTGTCATCTATAACAACATTACGTCTGTCAGCACCATGCGAGCTAAAGAAGCATCTAAAGCCCCCGATCTGGTTAATGATGGGAAGGTATTTGATATTGATAGTCCAGACCTTGATGTATTCCTTTCGCTACCCCAATGGTTGCAGGAAAAGATTCAAGGAAACCTAGACTATGAGGGCAGTGTGCTTCAGGAGGCTCTGAGTGGCCACGAGACGGGCAACTCTGAATCTGAGGGGGTTACCACCCAGAAAGAGAAGAAGGCCCCTCAGAAGGCCACTGAGAGCGTCTCAGAGGGTTCTGAAGAAGAGGATGAAGTTGATTGGTGAGTTTGGTCTACTAACTGTGTCCATTCTCATTATTCTAGCTCTTATAGTTTTTTACATGTCAGGACCGTAACATGCCTATTCAATCAATGGACTTCTGTCGGGTTGTCAACCGAAAGAAGATGAAAGGTAGTGGGCTAGATGTGGGGGCGACTGTTATGGTCGCCTCCATTAAGCCCCTGCCAGAGAAACGAAGTGATCCATACTTGCAACGCATCTATGCGGTGGTTGTCGAGGTGGTTGATGGAGATGTCCTCATTCCAACCGAGGATAATGACTATCAATCCTACCTTGTTGACCCACGTAACCTTGTTGACCCACGTAATTTAGAAAGGTTGCCAGATGATGAGGTGGAGAAGCTAAAGGAAACCATCTCTGAGAAATACAAATGAGGGCACTCATAGACGGCGACATTTTACTCCACGAAATGGGTTGGTCAGGTGAGTTCAAAGATAAAGAAACAGGAGAACCAATTCTTCTAGACTTTGATGAACTGTCTGAAATTATTGACGACCGTATTCGTGTGATTAATGTCGAGATTGAAGCAACAGAAGAGCCACTTATTTTCCTAAGCGACAGTGAGTGGCTCACTGCCCAAATTAATAAAGAACGAAAGTTCGCAGGAGAACCTGAACGTGAATTTATTCCTAACTTTAGATACAATGTGGCGAAAACTAAACCCTACAAGGGTACTCGGAAGAATCCAAAACCGTTTCACTTCTATAACATCCTTGCCTATCTTCGAGGAAAATACGACACAATTGTATCCTCAGGAGGACTTGAAGCAGATGACGAATTGGGCATCTTTCAGTGTAGCAGAGAGGTATCGGATACAACAATCTGCTCACGTGACAAAGACCTTCGGATGGTTCCCGGTAATCATTACTCGTGGGAGTGTGGAAAACAACGCTCTGTCGGCCCTGTCCATACTGATGAACTCGGGTGGCTTGAGAAAACTGACTCGGGAAAAACTATTGGATATGGACGTTTATTCTTTTACTACCAACTCCTCGTGGGAGATGCAGTTGACAACATTCCTGGACTACCGGGATGCGGTGCTGTGGCTGCCAATCGTATTCTTGAAGGAACAGAGTCCATTGAGGATGGATTTGAACGAGTTAAGCAGGCTTATCGAGACAAGATAGGCGAGGGCGCTAAGGACTATTTCTTAGAACAAGCCCAACTATTGTGGATTATGCAAGATAGGGAGAAAGGTTATCAACTACCGTGAAAAAAGGAAGACCATCAGGACCTAAAACGAGAAATGGTGGTAGATGGACTGAATCTAAGTTTTATACGTTCATTAAGAACCAACTTAGATCAGCCACCCGTAAATGGCAACCCATTCAAGAGACAAAAAAAGAAGCGAATGTTTCTCGTGGCATGTATAAGTGTGCCGGTTGCAAATCCATCGTGCCTCCCACTATTAAACAAGGAAGACGGCGTGTGACTAACATTTTTGTAGACCACATTGAGCCTATTGTAGACCCCAAGACTGGCTTTACCGACTGGGAAACCTACATCAATCGTATGTTCTGCGAGAAAGACAACCTGCAACTACTCTGCGGTGAGTGTCACGACAAGAAGTCCATGTCTGAGAGAGCCACAACGGCTGAATATAATAGAAAAAGAAAGGAAGCGAATGACGATTGAACCGTTTCGCACATTCCACGACATTAAACACACCCCACTTCGTGTCTACAACCGCGTTGTCTTAGCTTACAACATTATGGAAGACTTTGGCAAGGCTGTGTATGAAGACTACATTAGTAATTTTGATCAGGGTGAACGCAAACAAATGTTTGTCATGATGATGTATATTAAACAACATGGTAGGGAGGCAGCTAAGGCTTTTGCCACAAAAGACTTGGAGCTAGAGAATGTCCAACCTATCCACTGAGGGAGT